CTTGGATGCCTCAATGCTGTCGGCGGCGACACGAGCGGCTGACTCTTCTTGGACCAACGCCACGCCGGCGCCTGGCGTCGGGCGCCCCACTGCAACCCAGTCGATCAGGTAGTAGTGGGAAACGGTCTGCGAGTCGCCGAGCTGTACACGAAAGGCCGCCACTTCACCGGCCCAGGGGATCTCTGCAGCGGTGACCGTAGCGATCCCATTGGTGTCCCAAACTGGTTCGGAGATCTCGAACGTCCTGACAGATTTCCAGTCGCGATCGTCAACCGTTACCCAGCGCAGTGCACCCACCCAGACGGGCGCACCTATCTTCCGGACCCGGAGCTTCACATGGCTGTAAGCGCCGGCATCTAGGCCAAGCGTGTCAGGAGACTGGACATAGGGGGACGCGTTGGCGTTGGCCGGCCGCAGCCACCCGCTATCGAAGCCGGGTTCGCCGTTGCCGGTCCATCCTTCCACGCCGTCGTCGAAGTACCAGATTCGCTTGCTGTCAAATTGCGCACCACTGCCGGCGGCAACTTCCGACAGCGCGCGGGAGAGCGATTCATGGTCGCTCTGCTGCGTATGAGACAACTCAGTAATCGCGGCGCTCCGCTCCATCCGCTCATTGAGCAGCTCATCGGCTCGCTCTTGTGCCTCGGCTCCCACGGCATCCAGCGCTTGGCGCACACCGTCGGCACGCGCCCGTCCGCCCGAGCTGCCGCCTCAAGCGCATTCGCTTCGATCCTGTCTGCAATTTCCTTGTCCAGCTTTTGCTGGGCTGCGATCAACTCTGCGGTTGTGGGCGTCGGTGTACCTTCCACCACCGTCCCCACCCCCGGCTTACCTCGCACCGAGGCGGTGATGCGGAAGTACCACTTCTGCCCGCTGCCATCGCTGTAGAGGTAGCGGGTTTGGGTGGTCCGGTGGATCTCCGTCCACGGTCCATCATGGGCGGGGCCGCGCTCGATGATGTAGACCACCCCGGCCTGGTCAACGGCATCCCATTCGATCAGGACGCCGTCGGCGACCGGCTCTGGCGTCACCCCATCCACCGGGGGCGTCTCCGGTGACACGTACACCGTCGGGAACCAGGACGAGTTCTGCGCCGTGACCGGAGTGACAGACGGCAGCGCGCCCGCCCCGATATCGATCAGGGTGAGTTTCCGTTCTTGCATGGGGTTACCTGTTGAGGGTTTCGCGGATGGCGGAGCTGTTGCTGGCACGCACGCCGGACGTGGTCACGCGCAGCAGCTCGCGGAGCACTTGGTTCTGTTCTGCCAGTAGGGTGTTGCCCTGCTGCACGGCCGAAGTCGTCTCGGTCTGGCCCTTCCCATCGACAACCAGGTCGAACACCGCCCGGCTGAAGTTGTCCGGCAGCGCCTCGATCACGTCAGCCAGCTTGCCCATGCTGGTGCCGTCCTCAAGGTCGAGGTCGCCCACCTTCATGCTGTCGATCAGGCCGGTGACCTGCCCGTAGAGGCTGTTGTAGTCCTGGCCACTGGCGTAGAGGTTGCGACCGAAGCCCAGAGCGGCCTGTGCGGCCGCCTGCGCCGCGCTGCTGTCCCCACCTGACACCGCGCGCTCCAGCTCGCGCATCGTCTCCTGCAGCTTCTCCTGATCGGTGAGCGGCGACAGGTCGCTGATCGACAGCCCGTACTTCATGGCCTTCTTGTCGGCGTCGATCTGGGCCTGCAGCTTGCCCATGTTGGTCGCGCGCAGCGCTTCGATCTTGGCCAGGTCTTCCGCCCGGGCGCCGGACAAGCCGAGCGCCTTTGCGTAGTCGTTGGCCGCCTTCACCTGTTGGCGGTACGTGCGCTCGATCGTGAGCGCCTGGGACTGGTACTGCGTCAGGTTGCCGGTGAGCAGCTGCGTGGACACGTCGGCCATCAGCGTGGCGTAGTTGCCCAGCAGCCCGGTGACCTTCTCGATCTGGGTGGCCAGATCCGTGCCGGCGACGCCGGCCAGGTCTTGGAAGTAGTCCACCGCCTTGTTGACCTTCTCGATCTCCATGCTGTTGAGCGCCCGACCCAGCTCGTCGGCATTGCCGACGGCCAGCGCGATCGATGCGCTCAGCGCGGAGAACACGTCGGCCGACTCATAGTACCCGTCCAGCTGGTTGCCGAAGCCCGACGCCCGCACCGCCTCGGTGAACAGGCGGTCGGTCATGTCGCCCAGGTAGGCTTCCAACTGGGCCTTGGCCTCGGCCGAGTCGGCCGACAGCGACAGCTTGCCAAGGTTCACGCGCACACCGGCCAGCTGTTGGGTCAGATCCACACCCAGCTGCTTGGCCAGATCCGTGGTTGCACCCCGTACCTGCCGCGCGGCCATATCGAAGGTGCGGTCAATGTTGGGATCAAGCCCGGTGTACTGCGTCCACTTCTTGTCGCTGCGGAACATGCCGCCCTTCGCCTTGACGTCCGCGTAGCTCTGGCCAGCGAAGCCGTCAAAGCCGTAGCTGCCGGTGATGCCCTGCCCGGTGATCTTGGGCGCGCTGCGACCGAACAGCTTTGCGTGGATGCTGGACCCCGACAAGATCGAGGCGGTCTTGTCGTTAAAGCCCAGCCCACGGAAGCTCTTGTCCGCAATGCCCACAGCGCCGGCCGTGGCGATCTTGCCCGCCCAGCTTTCGCCATTGGCAATGTCCCAGCCCTGATCGAACAGCTCAGCGTTCTTCATCATGCCGGCGATGATCCAGCCGATGATTGGCACCGCTGCCGCCGCTGAAGAGCCGGCAGCGCCAGCGCCAGCTGCTGCCGATCCGCCCGCGGCACCACCGCCGGTGAGTGCCGCCACGTTGTTGCCAAACCCCATCAAACTGCCCGCGCCGGCGCCACTCGACGCAGCAGATCCGGCACTGAAAAGCCCCTGCCCCTTGGACAAGAGCCCGGCGATTGTCCCAACGTTCTGGCCACCGGCGGCGGATCCGTTTCCGCCGAACATGCCCATGATGCTCTGCATGCTGAAGCCGCCGCCCTGGCTGCCCCAGTTGCTGAAGCCTTCCATGATGCGGGTTTGGATCGGGATCACCAGCTTCTGCTGCAGCAGCTGGCGAGCGAGGTCGCGCAGCCCCTGCTTGGCCACGTCCTTCAGGTCGTCCCACAATCCGTTGAAGTCGCGCAGCCCACCGGCAACGAAGTCTGCCATGGCATCTGCGGAATCGCCGACACCGTAGATCACCACGTTGGCCCATGCTTCGACGTTGGCCGCCGCCTCTTCCACGCGCAGTGACAACGCCGCGGACGCATCAGCCGCAGCCAGCATCGAACGCTCGTACTCTTCGTAACTCGCCGCGCCCTTGGCCAGCGCCAGCGCTTCCTTGCCACCGGCTGCCTCCACCGCCTTCTGCAGCTCTTGGCGCATGTCGCGCTCGTTGAGCAGCTGCCGGCGGTACAGCTCGCGTGCGCGGCCGATCTTGCCCAGCATGGCCAGCTCGCCGTCCATGGTCGCCAGCAAGGCCTCCGGACTGGCAATGGCCCGATCGACCTCCGCCGCTACCTTGGCGTATTCCATTGCGCTCTGGGCCATCAGCACGTTGGCATCAGCCTGGGCGATGTTGCCCTTGGCCAGCGCGGCGTTGTACTCGGCCATGTTCTGCAGGTGCTTGGCCATCGCCTCGTCGAGCGGGCCATTCATCGCCGCTGCGGCCAGCTCCGCCTGCTGGCGGTAGCGCTCAAGGGCCTCGGTCGCCGTCTTGTGCTCTTTGATCGCCGCCTTGCCGCCGGCCTTCGAGGCCTGGGCGGCCTTCTGCGCCACCTCCGTCTGGCGAATCAAATTCAAGCCCAGCGCGATCTGCTTGTTGTAGTCAGCGCGCTGTTCCGCGCTCAGCTTGTCCGCGCCGCCGGCGGCGTTGATCTTCTGGCCAACGTCGACCATGAAGGCCGCCTCGGCGCCTTGCTTCAGGCGCACAAGGTTGACGAGCTGGCCATCGATGCTGGATTGCAGGGACTTGAGGTGCTGGTCGATCCCATCAGAAGCGGCCTTCGACGCCACTGCCTGGCGATTCAACGCGGCGGTGGTTGCGTCGGTTTGCCGTTCAGCGTCATTGCTGGTGCCGATGAACGTACCGAGCAGCTGATTCTGCTGCTCGTACTTCACACCCAGCGTGGCGGCTGATGCGGTTTGCTCAACAAACCTGTCGGTAATCCGCTTGGCGGCGGGCGCGCCATCCAAGAGTTTGGCGTTGGCATTGGCGAGCTCAGCAGCGAATTGATCTGCGCTGACCTTCCCGGCCTGCAACTGCTCGCGCAGCGCACGCACCTGCTTGCCATACTCACGAGCGGGGATGCCACCGACCTCGCTGTTTGCCACGCCGTACATACGATCAATGGCGCTGGCGATCGCGTCGTAGCCCGCCTGCATTTCTTTCTGCAACCGCAGGATCTCGCCCGCCTGCTGCTGCTTGTTGAGCTCACGGAACTTCTCGATGGTGTCATCCATCGTTCCGTTGAAGTCGATGAGCGCTCCCTCGGCATCCTTGGTGCTCTCGCGGATCACCCACCAACCGGCCGCTGCGGTGGCGAGTGCAGCGGCGATGCCAACCGGCCCTCCGAGGGCAGCGTAGGCAGATGACAATCCTTGCGCGGCAACGCGGGCGGCCGTCTGTGCCGCCGTGAGACGAACGGTTGCCGGGACCATACCCATCATGCCAACCGACGCGCGATTGGCGACGACTGCGTTGGTTGCCCAAAGCGTATTGAGGGCAGCAAGCCCCTTCGTCAGCTTCCCGCCGCCGTAGAACACGGCCAATCCGACGCCGAGCGGGACGGCGGCCGCTGCCACGACGCTGAGGTTCTCAGCAAACGAGTTGACCGCTGTCGTCGCCGCGGCGATTCCGCCACTCTGTGCCTGGCTGCCCAGAAGGTCGTTGAATGACTCCTTCAAGCCAATGAGCGCACCACCGAGCGTCTCACGCGCGGCCTTGGCCGCTCCCTTGTAGGATTCTTCCATCACTTCCATGACGATGGCCTGCGCCTCGCCTAGCCGTCCGGCCGCCTCCAGCGACGCAAGCATGTCCTTCTGCTGTGCGGTGAACTTGAAGCCTTGCTTGGTGAGCGCAGAAACACCCTCGGCCGGGTATTCCAGCGCCTTGCCGACGGTCTCAGCGGACTGCGTAATGTTCTCGCCCAGGCGTACCGACTGATCGATCGCCAGCTGCAGCGCGCGAGGGAAGTTCTCACCGATGATGCCGGTGTACGAGAGCAGCCGCGTCTGCGCATTTACGATTTCGCCCGACGAGTGAATCGTCGCCTTGGCCATCTTGTCAGCCATCTCGACAAGTTGCTTGCTGTTGAAGCCAGCGGCCTGTCCAGTGGACTTCAAAGCCGCGTTCAGCTGTGCCAGCTCGTTCTGGGCGTTCACCGTTTCGGAAATGAACTTGCCGAGCAAAGCGCCACCGCCGATCGCTCCGAACCCCTTTGCCAAGGTAGCCATGCTCAGATCGATGCTGGTGACCGACACCTTCGCGTCGCGTGCGGCTTGGGCGAAGCTGTCGGACATCTCGCGCTGCATCTGGCGCATAGCCCGCGCCGACCGATCAGATGCCCGGGCGGCTTTGCCAAGGTCCCGCTCAAAGCTGCCCGTTTCGGCGAGCAGATCAACCGTCAGGGTGTAAAGGGCCATATTCCGTCCATAAAAAAGGCCCGCTCATGGCGGGCCGTTGATTGGTGTTCAGACGTTTGCAGTGACTACCGGGCCACAGATGCCTTGCAGCTATCCAGCTTTGCGGGCAGGCCCGATAGGTTGAACTCCCTTATGATCTGGAAGTCATCTGGCCACTCGTAAGCTCCCACGAGCAACGACTTGCCGCCTGCGCGAATCTGCGTTACGAGTGTCTGCGCCCTTTGATCGCTCAATCCATCGACCTCCGCAATCGCTCGCAGCTTGTCGACACGGAAGGTTGTGGGCTTCCCAGGAAAGTCGCCACCAACCACGCCGACCGAGAACCCCTCTTTACTGTGGTAGAAGAACATTGGGTACGGAGGACGCACCCCCTCCGGGGTGACGTGGCAGGACTTAGCATCTGTCAGTGGGTTGACCTTCTCCTCAGTCACCCACCGTGTCAGCGGCGCTGTGGCGAACGTCACGCCGAATCCCTTCGCGTCTTCCGCCTCGATTTCACCAATTTTGTTCACATAGACCACAGAGCAGTCCTCCACCAGCACCTCTCTACTAGCGCTAGAGGTTTCGCGACCTATTTTCGCCCTCTTCCCAGCGAACTCGGCAAAAGGAAGGCCGGGGACGCCCCCAACGGTTGTCGAGAAATGTAAGAAGCCGTATTCCCGGTAGGAAGTATCAGTGGAGAACGTGAACTCCACACCTTCGAACGCCGCGAATTCGCAGTACTTGCCCGTGTAAGGCGCGGGCTGTTCCCCACCCTCTGACGCTCGTTTCCATACGGGAACAAGCGGGTTCTGTTGAGAACACACCGGTGTCGCCACTGCGAGCAGCGCGAGAATTCCTAGGCCGCTTATGTACTTCGTCATGCGTCGTCCCTGATAAGAAGCGCAATCATGCCAGCATCATGCCGGTATTTCTTCAAACTCCATGTATCCGCTGAAGTACTGCCGGCTGATGTTCTCGGCAGAGGGCAGCTGGGTGGCGTGGCCATACATGGCAGCGCGCGCAGCCAGAACCGGATCGAACGCCTTGGTCTGAATGTCGCGGTATTGCGGCACCACGCATGAGCGTTGGCGCCCAGCCATCGCCATCGCGACCGTCTCCCAGTCTGTACCGCTCAGGCCGCCCTTGCGGACCACCTCAGTCGCGCGGCCAGACAGCGTGGCGGTCAGGCGTCGGTATACGGCACCCGCCACCGTGTTCACCTGCCCGCCCTTGGTCCGCGTGTGGGTGCTGGCGTCAACCGGCGCCACGGCCCATCCATCTGTGATCCCGACGTCCACCGTACGGAAGATCGCGATCTCCCCGACCTCAACGTTGGCCATAGTGGTGTCGATCTCAACTGCCACGCTGCTCACCGCCGCGCTACCGGTTGGGAACAGCCATGCACATACGGTCCCGGTCGGAAGGCGTACGGTCTGGCCGGTGGCGCCAGCTGCGCGGATGGTGACGCCGGCCGGCACGTTGAGGCCGAGCACGGCCACGATGCCCGGCACCAAAGCCTCCGCGAGGGTGATGTTGATAGACATTGCGCCGGTGCGGGCGATGCGCGCCCGTCGCGCGGGCTTGCCGTCGAACAGCGCGGCGCCGCCATCTGCCGTCAGCCAGGTCCCACCCACCAGCGCCACCGATTGAGGGGCTGGCATTCCATATCCGATCAGCATCCGATCAACCCCACATCGTCAGGACCACGTCACCCGTGGCCGGGTTGCGCTCAACGCGCCGCACCAGCACGGCCTTGCCCTCGTCCAAGCCATAGCGCGGGTACGTCAGCCGGCCGATCTGCCCGGGCTGTGGGGCAAGGCTTTGATCGCCGCGCACCGTCACCTGGTAGAAGAACCGTTGCTCGCGGTACATGCCCATCACCCGATCGATCTCCGACTGCGCGTCAGCTGCGTGCCAGAAGAGCGAGATCACCGGATCTGCCGCGTCCGCGCGGCGATAGTGCTGGTGCAACACCCCGCCCCCGTAAACCTGCGCGCGGAACAGGCCGGTCAGCTCGTCGCGGCGGGCCTGCGGCACGTCCACCACATCGGTGACCAGATCCGAGGCGGCCAACGCTTGGGCGTTCGGGCGGTAGGCCATGCGGCGTGTCAGGTTCGGCGCGTCGTCTGGCACTGCCAGCAGATCCTCGGCCAGGTCGTTGGCCGTGAGCTCGAAGGCCGGAGCACCGCCGAACGTTTCGGGCGCCACCACACGGGTGAAGCGCAGCACCCCGGTTGCGTCCTGGTAGCAGGCAGCCCCATAGCTGGGGAGGATGGCGTTCATGGCATCCCGCCCGGTGATCGCATTGCCGGTGTAGTAACCCACGCCCGCATAGCCCGTTGCGGCATCAACCGCGGCGCAGTCGCCACCGGACCATGAGGTCTTACCCAAGCGGCCCATGATGTCGGCGATCGCCTGCTGCAGGGTGGCAGGTCGCTGGCCGGGTCCAACGCTGGACAGGTCCGCCACCACCGGCGTGACCGGCGGCGACTTCATGAGCAGCTGCTGCCCGTCGGGCGACAAATCGAACGTGCCCGGCTCCATCAGATCGCCGCGGTCCATCACCGCATCGGCATAGACCAGGCCGTCGGCCACAAACATCGCGGTCGCATCAGAATTGGCGCCCATCGCCGGCACGCTGGCCACCGCCCCGATCACGACCGGCTGCGGCTTCCATGCCAGGGCGGCGATGTTTGGCATGAACACGCCGCGGTTGATCGTCTTGTCCAGATCATCGTGGGCATCGCGGAAGTGAACCGTCTTGCTGCCGTCGTCGTTGATCTCGATGCGGTCCACGGTGAAGCGGAACACGGCCGAGGTGTCGGCGAGCATGCCAGCGGAGCTGCCCGCCCGGATCTGGACAGGCATCCCCGACGCACCAGACAGCGCCAGGTTGTCGAGCAACCCGTCGGCGTCGAGCAACACGCACTCAGCGGCGCTGGTCTGGGTGACGGGGTCGCCACCCCATGGCCAGAAGTTGATCTCGCTGATCAGGTTCACGCCTTCGGCGATCAGCCCCTCGTAACGGGCATTGGCCGGGAGGTCACCTGGCGCGGTCAGCCAGTCCGCGTCCGCCAGGCGAGTGACAGGGCGGGAGGCCGTAGCGACCTTCCAGCCGGCAAGTGCGGCCGGCCCTCGCGCGTTCCACTGCCCAGCGTTGACCGCCATGCACAGGCCACCGGCCTTGCTCGACGCCAGCGCGGCGGCAAAGTGCAAAGGAGCGGCCAGGTTGATATCCCGCTGATGCACCTGGGTGGCACCCAGGTAGAGCTGCAGGCGTGACGGAGTGCCGAACACGACCCGCAGCCCAACAATATCGCCGTGTTTGACGATCGGTAGACCGCTTGCGACGGGCGCGCCGTCCAGCAGTACCCGGCCGTTGCCCAGCTCCCACCCCACGCCGCCGGCGGCAGCACCCGGGTAACTGTTGAGCGGCGCCGCTGCAGTAGCGAGGCCGATCACAGCAGACACGTCGTCATCGCCCCAGACCGCGAACTCTACGCCCACCGTGCCAGCGCTTTGCGCCACGTCCGATCGCGCCATACGGTTGAGGTTGGCCTCGGCCGTGGTGGCGAGCGTCAGGCCGCCGTCTCGCGCGGCCAGCAGCGGGCCAATGGGAACCGCCGCGAAGCGTCCGAAGTTGTCAGCCATTGGTCATCCCAGTGAATCGAACCAGTCCTGGGCCTCGTCGTCGTCCGACCTGGGCACCAGCACATCCATGAAATCCTGCATGCCGCGCTTCGTGCCTGCCTGGCTGTGCGCAGCGGAGGTGAAGGCAGCGAATGCGGCCGGCTTGATGTGCAACCCCACCGGATCGATGGGGTTCCGCTTGTGGAACTCCCACCACCGCAGGAACTCCTTGCGCGACATGGTCCCGCGCAGCTCGGCCACCGTACGATGCAGATGGCCGGCAAGGACATGCCAGAACCAGTCCTCGCCCCGCTGCCTTAGGCGTTTCCCGCTTCGGCCTGGGCGTCAGCGGCCTTGTCGCCGAATCCCGAGTGCTTCATGGCCACCTGCTGCAGCTCGGCGGCCACCAGCGGCTTGAGCTGCGAGGCCTGGGCGGCCGTCATCACCGGCTTGCCATCCTCATCGCAGATGGTCGCCGCGATCAGCTTGGCACGATCGCCGTCCTGGAACAGCTTGCGGAATTCCGCATCCGGCAGCTCGCGCACGTGGAACTGCGCCTTGTCGCCGCTGGGCAGGGTGATGGTGTCTGCATGCACGTCCTTGGACGCGAACATGCCCAGGCTGGTGAAGGCCTGCAGCACGGTCTGGGAGGTGGCAAGCGTATCGCTCGCCGGGGTGTCGTTGGTCTTGCTCATGGGCCGTTTCCTGAAATGGTGGCTGGGCACGCAGGCCGCGCACGGCTAACGCGCGGGAGTCCCCGCGCACCCGGCCAAAGAGAAGGCCCGCCGAAGCGGGCCGAAAGAGAGGGCGCCGTTTATCTAGGTCAGGGGTTTCCGTTGGGCCGATTGGTCTTGACGGGGCCGGTCCCGCGGATCGTGATGGTTCCCTTCCAGATGTCGTTGTCGGCCACGTTCACTGCGAAGTTCTGGACGAAGCCCTGGAACTGCTTGGATACCACCGTGGTCGGCGGCGTGATCTTTCCGGCCACGGCGACCGGCTTGGGCACACCGGCCGTTTCGCTCAGCGGGGCGGCAACCAGGAAGTCCACCACGGCGCCGGTCTCATGCAGCGCCTCGATCTTCTCGTGGTCGACCGGGTCGTAGTTGATCTCGATGGTGGTGCTACCAGTGGCCTTACGGCCGGCGACGAACTGATCCCAGTCGTCGTCGAAGTCGGAGATATCGATCTCCGACGCCTGGCCGTCGGGGAAGCCGACCGAGCGCAGACGGGTCACCTTGATTACTTCGGCCGCGGCGATCGCGATGAACAGCTGGGAATGCTTGGACTTCAAAACGCCCATATTGGCTTTACCTCCGGATGGTGCCCAGATAGGGCTAAAGAAATCGCCTGGCCGGCCGATTGGCAGTAACCAGACATATGGAATAGTGAGGACGTGAACGATGGATCGAAAAACGAACAAACCTGCAAACACCAATCCAACTAAGTCATCCCGCGATGCAAGCAGCATCCAAGGAGCGATAGCGGCAGCTCTCTTCTTCGCTGCGCTGATTTCACTTGGCTACCTATTCAACAAAGGGTCGCTCGCACCGGATGGGACATTCCTTACAGGACTGGCCATCTCGATAGCTGCTGGCTTTATCGCAGCGGTTGTTCCTGGAATCCCACTTTGTGCCTATTTTGAAAAAAAAGATGGCGCGCTCTTGAGGGGCATACGGAACTACTTCCGAGGAGATTGGCTCTATCTTCTAATGGCGGGCCTTCTTGGCTTGATGGCAATTGCCATTGCGTACTGGGCTGGCGACGTGACTCTGAATAGCAGCTTGGGTACTACTGAAAAGGTCGTGGGGATCGTGGTTAATGTGATGACCGGTGTCACGTTCGTACCTATCGTCACATCTCACATTCCAGTGAATCGTTAGCGGATAGCGACGATTCTGATGTCGAAGCAGATGCCAAAAGCGCCGGTGTCGTCGTCATCGGGGGTGGGGTTGTAGGATTCGATGCTGCCGTGACGCTCCACCTCGTCGCGAATGGCGACCGCAGCAGCGTTGGCCTGAGCCGCGCCGTCGCCCCATACGGTGAGGCGAACGCGCCAGCCATCCGCCGGCGGAGGATCGGATAGCTGCGCCAGCGGTGACCCGCCCACGACGCCCCACGTCGCGTAGGGCAGCGCCGCGCCCTCGGGCGCCACGCCGGGCCACATGCGAATCGGGTCGCCCAACAGCGCGCGCACAGGGCCGCTGGCCTGCAAGATGGATTGGATCAGCGGAACCATCACAGCACCCAGCCTTGTCGTTTCAGCGCGCGAGTGATCGCGATCCACGTTTGATTGATGATCGCTTGGGCAGCTTGCGGCCCGCGAGCCTCAGCCGAAGGCGTCAGGAACGGCTTTGCCGCCATTTTCTTGGTCCCGAATTCGACGTGCCGCCAGTAGTGTGCCCATCCCGTAGTCTCATAGACCTTGCCGACGCGGCGCAGGCGCTGGTTGCGCTTCGTGTTCGAGTACTTGGCCTTTCGGCCGACCCGGACACCGACGGTGAAGTATTCCCCATCCTTGCCTACGCCTGCTCGGCGCCGGTTTCTCGCGTTGGCCCTGCGAACCACGATCTCGCTGGCAAGGAAGCCGGAGTGCTTAACGACGCGGATGCGCGCCTCATCACGGATGATGTTGCCGCCCTTGCGCATGCCGGTGCGTAGTGGCTTGCCGCGGACCTCGTCCGGCAAGCCGCGCAGGGTAGTCAACAAGCCCTTCAGGCCATGAAGCTGTAGTTCCTCAGCCATCCGACACCCCCGCATCCACCATGAGGTTGATGTGGCTGCGTGCAGTCGGATCCGGCAGCACCGCGCGAACTGCGTACACCTGGCCGTCGAACATCACCCGCATGGTGTTGAGGACACCCGGCAGATACGGGATCTCCATGCGTGCCGTCACCTGACCATGTTCAGCACTTGCCGCGGTGAACTCGCGCCCCGACAGCGGCACGACCTCCGCTGGCACGTCCTTGTGCCAGTCCGTCCAGGCCTTCCTGTCTCCACCGAGCTGGTCACGCACCAGGGTGAAGGCCTGCAGCGTGACGCGATGCCGGTACTTTCCCGCCCGCCTCATGGGAACACCCGACGGTAGGGGAACATCAACCGGTCCACGGTTGGGTTCTCCACGTGGATGGTGCCGGTGATGCCCGCTTCACGGTTCGCGTAGAGGTCGCCGACCAGCAGCAGAATCGCCGCCCGTAGTGGCGCCGGCACCGGCCCGGGCACCGTATCGAACAGCACGGGGTACTCACCGGGAGCACTGGTGACACTGCCCGGCTCGATGGGAAGAGGCGCGCGTCGCTCGCCCACGGGGCTCCATTCGTAGCTGGCCGCCACTAGCGCGTAGGCTGTCGCGCGCTCAACCACCTCGCGGGCGGCCACGATGAGGGCACCGATGAGAGTGTCGTCGGCGGCGTGGATCACAGCCAGGTGCGCTTTCGCTTCCTCCAAGCTCACCGGCTCTTCAGTGGCTGGGGTTCGCGTACGCAGCATGGATCAATCCCCTTCAGCGGAAGCTACGGCATTGGGATGGGTGTCGATGAAGCCGCCCGCCTCGATCGCGGCGGCATGTGCGGCTTCGAACTCCCGGACCTCGCCGCAACGCCCGAAAGCGTTGTCGCTCAGCACCAAGGCGCGCACCTTCGCGCCCGGCAGGGTCGTCTGCGCCGGTGGGGACTGTTCATCGCGGGGCTGTTGCTGACCGGGTTCGTCGGCCGCCCCGGTGGCGCCGCCCTCCGTAGTTGACTGGGCGGCGACGTCGTCGGGCCCTCCGATGGGGTCGCCACCGGACGTGGGGGCGACAGCAACGCCACCCGCACTGGGCACTTCAGCGACAGACGCGACTGCGGCTGGATCCTCACCCACCGCAGCTTCACTGGCCGGCGGGGCTTGGGGTTTCTGTTTTGCCATGGTCCTGCTCCTGGTACAGGCCAGGCGGTCAGCAGACCGCCCGGCCATTCAAGGGTGCCGGCTTACGCCGCGGCGCCGTGCTGGAAGGTCTTGACCGCGCCGCCCACGTCGATCAAGTTGCCGCCGGTCCGCATCCAGGCAAGGAAGCCCACCTGCCCCTTCTTGATGTAGGCCGAATCGTTGAAGCGGAACAGCGTCACCGCCATCACATCGCGGATCTTGTAGTAGCTGAAGTCACCGAAGACGATCGACTTGGCACCAGCTGCCGGGCTAGCCATGTGCTGGTTGATCTCGATATCACGGTTCAGCAGACGATCCGGAGCACCGCCCGGGTTGCCCTGTTCGTAGCCCGGCACGAAGATCGGGCGGCCGCTTTCGTCCTTGACCTTGCGGACCATCTTCAGCATGTCGTCGTGGAACATCCACTTACCGTTGGCGCGGTATGCGGGATCGATGCTGTGCTCGAGGTCGATCAGGTCGTCGTACAGGATGAGCGGGACGGCCGAAGCCGCGCCGATCTTGCCGTTGCTGGCGGCGGTGATGAGACCCATCGGCTGGCCGACGCCGGTGCCCACGGTGTAGTGGCGGTTGGTGACGCGGCCCAGCCGGGTCTGCAGGCGGCGGGTAATGAAGCCCTCGATGTCCGAGGTCGTGTCCTGCAACAGCTCCCAGGGCACCGTGACGACCTTGGAGCTGTACTTGTGGACGCCCAGCCCCTTGGTGCCGAACTCGACGTCGTCGTCGGTCGCCGACTGGTTCTCCGCCACGACCTCACCCTCTTCCGAGGTGCCGTCACTGGTGGGGTACTGCATCGGCTCACCGCCGGCGGTGCTGAAGACATCCGCGACACGGCGCATGCCGCCGAAGTCCTTCAGGGCTTCGAGGATCTGCGCTGCGAGCGTGGTCGGGACGGTATAGCCGCCCTGTTCCGGGTTCACATTCGGGTTGCCGCTCATCGCGGCATTGACCTGGGTCCAGTCTTCCGCGCTCAGGGCCTTGTCGCCACCACGAGCCCACTTGTCGAAGAGCTTGCGGTCCTGCGGACGCTCGCTGTTGCTCGGCGCGTCGTGCTCGCGCACGCCGGCATCGCGCAGGTGGTTATCTGCGGTCAGGTCCATGACCTTCTGGTGGCGCTCGATGGACGCGTCGATACGCTCGATTTCGGCGATGTTGGTGTCGTATTTGGCCTGGTTCTCGGCGGTCCAGGTGTTGCCGTCACCGGTGCTGGTGTCCAGCAGGTTGCGGGTTTCCTTTGCCAGCGCGGTGCGGCGCTCCCGCTCGGCCTGAATGTTAAGGGGCATGTGTCAGTTTCCTTTGGGCGAAAAAAAACCGCCTTGCGGCGGCTGATGAACTGCGGGCGGGAGTCGCTTACGCAGGCGCGCGCTCGAGCAGCGCAAGGCGCCGATCAAGCCCGGTTCGATGGGCGGCGATGGCGGCATCGTCATCGCTCGCAGTGTTCTTGGGCTTCCCGAGCGCGGCCGGGGCGTTGTTGTAGGCCGAGAGATCCCAGCTGTTGCTGGCGCCCTTCTTGCCGACCACCTCCACCACCCGGTCAGCGAAGCCGTGCTGCACCGCGTCATCAGCGGTGAACCACGTCTCTTCGTCCATCCACTGCACAACCTGCTCTGCGCTCTGACCGGAGCGGCGGGTGTAGTCGCCGGCGAGTCCTGCGTCGATCTTGGTCAGCAGCTCTCCGGTTTTCGACATCTCGGCTTTGTTGCCGATCGCGATCGTCCAGGCGTTGTGGATCATGAACTGCGCGCCTTGGCTGATTTCCACCTCGTCGCAAGCCATGCAAAGGCCGGTCGCGGCAGAGGCAGCAATGCCATCGACGTGGGCAACCACCTTCGCCTTGTGCTGGGCGATGGCCGTCATCATCGAGCGGGACGCGAACACATCACCGCCAGGGGAGTCGATCCGAAGATGGATCGTCTCCACATCCAGCGCGGCAAGCTCACGCACAAAGGTTGTTTCGTCGATATCGCCCCACCAGCCACCGATCACGCCGTGCAGGTAGATGGTGGCCACGCCGTCGCCAGCTTCGGCGCGCAGCGGCTTGGAGGCGTTCGCGTTGTTACGCGCGAGCTGCAGTAGCTTCGGGATCGGCATCGTCATCAGTCCTATCGGGATCGTTCTTGTTACCGGGCGGATTGGCCGCCTCGGTGGGCAGGTACAGCGTGTCTCCGCCCGGGATCGGCGGCAGATTCTTCAGGCGGCGAACCTCGTTCACGTACATCCAGCCTTGGGCCCCTGGCCCGCCGAGCGCCTTGCTGAAGTACTCTGCCTGGGCCTTGGAGTCACCGGCCATGAAGCCGTCGACGTTGTGTTCAACGTAGAAGCGCTCGGTCCTGAACAGCTTGCGGTTCAACTCGTCCTTGACGCGCTTCAGATGGGAACCAAGGGTGTACTTCACGAATCCGATGCCCATGGACTCAATGCCAGTGCCGAAGCTGCTGGCCTTCGTGGTTTCACCGATCATGTGCGGCGGAACGCCGAAGGCGCGGGCGATGTCGATCACCTGCCACTGCCGCGATTCCAGCAGCTGCTGGTCCACGGCCGACATGGTCAGTTCCTTGACGTCGAGGCCCTCGGTCAGGATCAGCGGGATTCGGCGGTTGCCTTGGGTGCCGCCGTATTTCTTGACCCACGCGTCCCGGAAGCCCTCCTGCATCTCGGGGGTCATCTTGTTGGTGGCTGTGATTGCCACCTCCGGCTTGCCGCCCTCGCTGAAGAACTTGCCGGCGTGTTCGTCGCCTTGAATGGCGATGCCGATTCCGTTCCGGGCTCCCCACTGGATCACCGACATCGAAGATACGCCGTTGAAGCCGAAGCCCGGTATGTGCAACACGTCGTCCTGATCCACCGTGAAGTAGCCGATGGTGTCGTGGAACGTGTACTGCAGCCGGCGCGGTTCCTTGGGGCTGGAGCGCTCCTGCTCCAAGATCGTCACCCTATCGCGCGGCCAAGGGATCAGGCCGGTTACCGTGCCGCTGCGGTTGCGGGTGGCGTAGGCAATGCCATCTCCGCGCAACAGCATCTGGGAGATCAAGAACTCCCAAGCTGTGGATGCGGACCATGCCGGGCCGAATTGCTCGTTCAGGATCCACCAGTAATCGTGCTTGGCACGCTGGCGACCGTCGTCCATCCGCTCGAATACCGGCAGCGGCAGCTGTGCGATCGAGCCAGCGATCAGGCTAACGCAACTGTAGACGGCTGACACCCGCATCGCGGTCTTGTCGGTTACAACAGCGCCAGATGCCGTCGCGGGGTTTCCGAAGACCTCGAACATCCGAAGATCGGACGAGGCTACGGTGTCCCCCTCAGTCAACGCATTTACGGTCGGACCCTTGGCCCGGAGTGCGCGTTCTATACAGAGGGCAACGTCCAAGCGGTTGCGTGCGATTTTTGCGCTCATCAGTCCATCACCACGAAGCCCTGTTGAATTTGACCGGTGTCCTGCGCTTGCATCGCGCGGGCCATGGCCATGATCAGCGCCACCGCGCCGTCGATCTTGTTGTCGTTCGATTCCTTCCGGGGGTACACGTGCTCCTTCGCGTCTATCCGCGCCACCACGTTGCCCATCATCCAAGTCAGCGCGGCGTTGCCGTCGTGCCACAGCTGGTGGGACAGGATCAGGGCCTCCACTTCCTTCATCGGCTCGGAGAGGTTGCGGACCGATTGGGCCATCTCCACCACCGGCAGGCCTTCTTGGCCAAGCCTGGTCATGACGTAGGTGGCTTGGGTCGGATCGAAGGCGATGTCCTGAATGTCGATTCCGCGTGCCGCCAGCTCTTTCAGCTCTTCTTCGATGAAGGCGTAGTCGGTCATGTTCCCCGGCGTGGCCACCATCAGGCCTTCCAGCACATACAGCTGGTAGCGCTCGTTTTCCGCTACCGCCGCTTCCGGCACGTAGAAGCGCGGAACAACGTAGAAGGAGCCGTCCTTCTCGAACAGCATCACCACCGCCGCAACGTCCAGCTTCGATGCGAGGTCGACGCCGACCCAGCAGCGGCAGCCGTCGAAGTCATCGAGGTCGAACGACCGCTTCTGCCGCTGCCACGCCAGCATGTTCATCCAGGCGAGCTTGGCGCCCACCCAGTCGTTCAGGTGCTTGGTGCGGAAGGCGCTTTGCTTGCTGGCAGACCGTTTGGCCTGCGCCAGCTGCGCCAACAGGAACTCTTCGAAGACGGAAACCCCGTAATTGGGGTTGGCCTTGCGCAGGCTCGCCGGATCGTCCCACCGGTCACCCTCGTCGATGCCGAAGATCATCCCGAAGATAGTTTCGTCGGTGACCTCGCCTTCCAGAATTCGGATCACATCGCGCCGTTTCTCGTAACACGGCCCGCCCAGGTTGGTCCCGGCGGTGGTAATGATCCCCAGCAGGGGCTGCTCGCGCGCGCCCATGCCGGTCTGCATCGCATCGACCATGTGGTCGGTGTCGTGCTCGTGGTATTCGTCCACCAGCGCCGCGTGCGGGCTGGACCCGTCACCTGGCTTGCCGATCATCGGCTCGAACTTCGACATATCCTCCATGACAAACATGGAGCCGGGGTTCTTCGGGTTGCCCGACTGTTCAATACCGAAGCGCGCGCGCAGTGCGGGCATCTTCTGGACCATCTGCCAGGCCGGCCGGTACACCTCGAAGGCCTGCTTTTCGCTGGTGGCGCCCGAGTAGATCTCCGCACCGGCCTCGCCGTCGGCGGCGAACAGGTACAGGCCCCGTGCCGCCAGGCGCAGCGACTTGCCGTTCTTTCGGGGGATCTCTTCGTAGGACTCGCGGAACCGGCGCATGCCGTTGGACTTGCGGACCCAACCGAAGAGGTTGCACTCAATGAAGTGCTGCCAGGGCTCATACACCAGGAGCTGCTTCTTTGCCGCCCACTTGCCCTTGGTGTGGGGCATCAGCTCTTGGAACTTGACCGCGCGATCGGCCTTGGCCGCGTCGTACTTGTACGGCCAGTCAGGGCCGGTCCGCTTCAGGTCATCCAGAAACCGCTGGCAAGCCAGGATGATGTACCGTCCGGCCGGAATCTTCCCGGCCACCACGCTGCGTGCGTAGGCCTTGGCAGATTCGCTCGGGGTCATGCATCAGAACTCGTCGAATGGATTGCCCTTCTTGGGCGTCTCGGTCCCGAGCTTCTGGCGATCCGCCGGCGTGAGGCCGAGCCGCGCCAGGCAGCCGATCAGGTGCGAGTACTTGGCCGCCTTGAAGTCAGCGCGGTTCGCGCGGAACTCGGCTAGCAGTGACGCGGCTACCTCCATGACGAACCGGTCGGCGCTGGTCAACACCCCCGGCAGCGAGCACTTGTCCAGCTCCTTCCAGACCTCGATCACGTCGTCAGGCAGATGCGCCGGCGGCTTTCCGAGTGCCTTGCCAGTGGTCGGCGGCGCCTTCTTGTAGCGCTGGGGATCCTTCTTGGTGGCCCCTTTAAGCTCGGCCAGCTCCCTTGGTTGCTTGTGCCGGGCCATTTGGAGTGCTCCAACTGAAATTCAAATTCTGCGGACGCGCGAGGAAAAGAGGGGGCGCGTATCGCGAGGCGTTCAGCCTCAACTTTCGCCCTCCCCCCTCCCTTGGCGACCTCCGCCGTGGAACGCGTCACGCCCGTTGGGGTTCCACGCGGGCCGCCCGACCCCGCCGTTCTCGCGCGCGGTCTTCGCGCTGTGGCAGGGCCGGCAGAGCGACTGGTGGTTGTCAGGGTCGTTGTTGGCGTCGTCGCCGTCGATGTGATCAACGTCTGTTGCCGCCCTGACCCTACCCAATGCGGTGCAGTGGCGGCACAGAGGCTCCCGCGCCAGGTGGGCGGCCCGCATCTTTCGCCATGCGGCCGAATTGGTCGGCAACGCCCTTCGGGCCTGCCGCCGCCTCACTTGCCGCGCCTCTTCCCTGTAGGGCTTCCAGCCGGTCGGCCGGTGCTGGGCGGGCCTGGTCGGCATCAGTACGGCTTCCCGTCCATGTCGGTGCGTTGCGGCTCGGGCGTTGCGTCTCCCTCCGGCACCGGCACACCCACTTCTTCGCCCAGCAGCAGCACGACCGACTGCGTGAGTAGACCGATATGTTCAGCCTGCTGAGCGATCTGGCGCCCCTGCTCCACGATAGTGGCGTGCTGCTGCTCGGCCAACGACAGCAGGCGGTCTATGCGCTCGTCCATCAGAACTCCTCGACGGCCCAGCCGCCTCCGTCCCGCTTCGGCTTCACCCGGACCGCAATGAAGCGCATCGGGTACAGGGCGGCCGCCATCTTGATCTTGACCCTGGCATCGTCCATCCAGAAACCCTTGACCTCGTGCAGCTCCATCACGCCATCAGCGGCTAGCACCGCAAAGTCAGGCGTGTAAAACATGCTGTCAGCCAGACGCAGCTTGATGCCTTCGAACTTGTGCCACTGGATCTCGCCGGCCGCCTGTAGCTGACGCAACCGCTCCGCGTAAGCCGCCTCGGTCTTGTTCATCTGGCCGACCTTGAGCCGGCCAAGCGCCAACATGGCCTTGCCCTGCCCAGACATCAGCGCGGGCTGCGGCGGCGGACCTGGGCCTTGGCCTTCTTGGTCTTCGGATGCGGAGGTAAGCGGCCCTGCACTTCGATCAGAACCCCGTTGACTGCGGCCAGCTGGCTGCTGAGCGAGGTGATCTGTGAGTCGGCGGCGGAATCCACATTCTCGCTGTGCGCCTTCACCTCGGCCAGTTCGGCGCGCAATGCCTCAGCGTCGACCTCGACGGCACGGAGGCGCTGTGCAAGCCGCTGGGAGATCGGCGGCCACAGGGTGACGCCGAGTACTTTGATGGTTCGTGACATGGTGATCTCCAAGGATCAGGGGCGCTCGGCGCCGTTGATGGCCGCCTCGACGGCCCGGTATCGGTCTACGGTTTCGTCTCGCTCGGACTGGGCGAGCTCGCAGGCCCGTACAATTCCTGCCGCACCGAGCCGGCGTAGTCGGTCTTGTTCTGCAGCCGCTGCGGCAGCGGCGGCACCGTCGGCCAGGCGGCTGGTTTCGCAACTGGCCCAGTGGCCACGCAGCCGGCCAAGCTCACCATCGCGGCCAGCAACAGCAGCTGCGATGCGCTCTTGATAGTCAGCATTGATCTTTTCCTCTCGCTCGTCGGCGGTATCTCCCGCTTGCTGGACGCCTGCCACCTGCTCGCGATCGACAGACCGCGCCACCTGCTCTCCAGCCAGGGCCTTTCGTCCGTCGGCCACCTCGGCCGTGGCGGTACTCAGAGCCGCGCGATCGCCGCGCCAGGACCAGCCTGCAGCGAACGACAGCACACAGCACACGAAGCATGCGATCAGCAGCCCCGAGACGAAGTACGCCCGGCTCATGGGGCAAGCTCGGCGACGCACTGGGCATGCCGCTCCAGCTGCCGATCCCACACGCCCCAACACACCTTGTTCGGCTTGCCGTTGATCAGCGTCGAGCAGTCGTAGCCGCCGGCACGTTTCCAGAGCAGTAAGGCGTCACAGGCGGCACGGTAGTTGCCCACCAGCAGCTGGCTCCGCATGGACGATGTCTGCCAGTTGCCTGTCCCGTACTGGTAGGTGAAGTCCAGATAGAGGTCGTACTCCGCCTGGGTGAGGTAGACGCCGGGGAGCGAGGCGCGGAATCGCTTTTCCTCACCCGCGATGTGCGCTTGAGCGGTGTGCAGGGCGCGATCCGGAGTGATTCGATCACCGAGCCGCACCGGGGTGCCGTCGGCATGGAAGGTCGATCCGAAGCCAACCGTGGGGCGGTCGTTCTTGGTGGGGATCACGGCCGTATCGGTGTAACCCTCGCGAGAAACGATCGTGACCAGGCCCGCAGCGCTCAGGACCAGCAGCGCCACGAGGGACCGACCTGATGCGCCGCCGGGCCGGCTCATGCCTTGGCCGCCTTGGCAGCCTGCCGCCACTCGCGAACCCAGCGCCACGCCAGATAGGTGATCTGAACGACCAGGTAAACGACGGTCAGGATCACGACCAAGCGGTCGAGGTTGACGCCGCCGGCGACTGCACCGGCGACCGCGACCGGTGGCGTGACCTTTGCCGCAGCACTCGCCGCGGTGCTGATGATTTCGTCCCGCATGGTTGCCCCGTGGATTGTCCGGTTCGGCATATCGCCCCTCCCGGTTGGTTGTCTAGGTTTCTGGCCAGCCATCAGGCTTCCAGGTCGTGTAGATAAGCTCCTGACGGCCCACCCCGTTGCCTCCGCCGATCGTGTAGCGAATCGGCACCTGCATGGACGGAAAAGCCCCAAAGATGCCGCGCATCGCTGGGTGGTCGTTGATCGTCAGGATTGCCTTGCCTTTCAGGGCTGCCATCGTCGCGGCAAGCTCCTGGTACTGCTCGAGGCCGAAATCGCCGCCGTACCCCTCGGTCGCCCAGTAAGGAGGGTCGAGAAGGAAAAGCGTCGATTCGGAGTCGTACTTCTTGAGGCACTTCTGCCAGGGCAGGTTCTCCACCACCACGCCGTGCAGCCGCAGATGGGCGTCGCTCAGATCCTGCTCAAGCCGCAGCAGGTTGATGCGTTTGCTAGCCGTTGGCCCGACACCAAGCGTCTGACCAGTGACCTTGCCGCCGAAGGACAGCTTCTGCAGGTAGTAGAACCTCGCGGCGCGCTGTATATCGGTCAGCGTCTCGACGTTCTGCAGCTGAGCCCAGCGATACATTTCCCGACTGGTCAGTGACCAACGGAAATGGCGGACGAACTCATCAAGATGGTTGGCGACCACTCGGTAGAGACGAACCAGTTCGCCATGCGTGTCGTTGAGTACCTCAACCTTCGCTGGCTGCCGCGCGAACAGCATCGCGGCGCCGCCCGCAAATGCCTCCACGTAGCAGGTATGGGGCGCAGCCTCGATCAGCGGCAGTAGGTGGTGGGCCAGCCGGGTCTTACCGCCCGGCCAAGGGAAAATCGTCTTGGTCTTCAAATCTCAGCCTATGAAACGAGTCACAGCCACAATCGCCGGGCTCTCGAGAGCACCAGGATCACGGCCAATGGCGCGCGGCTGACAAGCGCGTACTGCGGCGGCCCCAGCTGCCTGCAAGCAGCTGCGGGGCCATCCTGTCTATGAAGCGCCCGCCTCGCTGCCGGCTGATCGCAAGGGTTAATCCGGTCTGGATGGCGGGCAAAGAAAAAGCCCCGGCTTGGCCGGGGCTTGCGTCTGGATAGTGGGAAGATTGCACGCTTTATTGATGACCCATCAAGTCCTCACTATGCAGCGCGCGAGAGCGCGCGGCTGAACGCTTCGGCGGCTTCCGACTCCGCGTCGCGCATGTGCTCCAGCATCCACTCATAGACCGGCTGCCAGAACCGCCGGTACGCAGATTGATCAGCGCCGATGGCTATCGCGCGCTTCCTGCCGCTGAGCGGTGCGACGCCAGATCCTCCGCAGCCCTCACACTGCACCGCACCGGTGCCGTCCGCTGCAGGTTGCACCCGCCCGCCTTCGCAGGCATCGCAGCAACCGGCGCCCGCCATTTCGCCGATCACGGCCGCAGCTAAGCTCCCCAGCTGTTCCATCGTATTGTTCGGCCAGCACAGCGCGCGCACGGCCTCCAACTTCGCCTCCGCCCTACGGTGCTCTACCCGCTGGGTATTGGTCACGGCGCCACCTGCCCAGCCCATGCTGGCCTTGGCGATGCCGAACTCGGTTCGGGCGACGCTCAGGGCCTGTTGCTGGCGGATGTACTCCGGCGCCACCAGCGCGATGACTGCCTGGCGCAGCTGCTGGATCCGGCGCATGCCACTTTCCTGCCACCACAGCGCTTCCAGTAGCTCTCGCCCCAGACCGCCGGGAACCATGCCCAGCGCCCCGGCGATGTCCTGATTGGTAAGGTCAGCAACTCCGCCCCGGCCCGTATCGAATTTGACGGTTGACGGTCCAAGCCGCGCCATCAGCTCACGTTTGTTCCCCATGGACTTTCCCCTTGTGCTTTCGTCGATTGAACTCACCACCCTGACCAGTTCCAGCGCGCGCTCAGCCACCAAACACCTCTGGGCGAGCGGCGAGCATGGCGGCGTAGCCAGCAGACATCATCGGCTTGAACTTCTGTCCCGACTTCCCGGCAACGCCGAATGCAGCCGCCTGCAACATCCCCGGCGTCGGCTCCACCGGCACCAGCACGTAGCCCTCGGGCGCCGTGAGTGCATCTCGCGCGTGCCCTTGCGGGGTATCGAAACCCCAGCGAAGAAGCTGAGCAATCGCCTGCAGCTCCCCTTCGTAGCTCTCCAGGTCCTCCCCGGCGCGTACGTTCTCTGCTTCGCAATTGAAGCCCCGCTCGCCTAGCGTCATCGCCAGCAGCTCCCGCGCCCTCTTCTCGATCTCGCTCATGCCGCACGCTCCATCTGCTCCCAGTGCGTCGGCAGGCGCTGCACCCGGCCGCCGCGTGCCAGGAACTGCTCAATCGTCTCGCACACCTGCTGCTGGGGCGCTGCCGCTGGCGCAGGCATGTTGGCCGCCCGCAGGTTCACCCGCGCAGCGCGGACGCGGCTGGATTTGTTGGGCGACACCGGGGCACCACGGGCGCGGCGCTTTCGGTCGTCCCGGGCCAGACGCGCTTCCGCCTTGCGACGCACCCGCGCGCCCTCTTCCAGCGTCGGCCGGCGCATGCCATTCCCACTGACGCGATACGCCCTGCCGCTGGCGGTCTCGGTGCGCTCCAGGAAGCCACACAGGTAGCCGCAGCGAACCGCCTCAGCCAGCCTGCGGCGCTCATCACCAGGCGCCACGCCGAAAATCGCGCTGATGGTGGGCATAGTGAACAGCTTTCCGGCCGGCTGCTCGGCGAACCAATCGCGGACGGACGCGGGGGTGATGTCGGTTTTCATGCTGCTTCCCTCAGTTGGTTGACGACCGTCTGCTGCTCGATCAGCTCGTCGTCGGTCCCGTAGGTCTCGTGGAAGGTCCGCGAGCCATCCATCAGGCTCGGGCCCCATTTCTCGCGCATCTGCGCAAACGTGTTGTTCCCGAAGGGGTGCCGGCGGTGGTGCCACACACACAGGCAGAAGCCGAACCAGTGGCCGCGCCGGATGTTTCCGGACTTGGTGTGCTGGTAGTCGCCACCAACGAACACCTGGTCAATGTCCAGTAGCCCTTGGACGACCAACGACATGCATGCCATGCACGGCCCGACCTTCGACTGCTTGATTCGGGCGTCCTCGGCCTTAGTCGGCGGTGGTGCGCTGGACCACATCAGCGCGCGCCTCCCTTGCTCTTCTCATCCTCATCGGCCTGGCGCCAGCCGTGCTGCCAGGCCTGCGCCTTCTCGTTGAGAGGCCCGGCCTTTCTGTTCGCACCGTCTTCCGTCTCCACCGCAACCCAGATGATGTGCGGGTTATCGCTCAGGCGCTTGCTTTTGAGCCGGGCCGAGTACCCGGCGTTGATCTGGGCGGCGTACTTGCTGCGGGTGCTGAAGGCGGTGAAGTCCATCACGCCCTCGCCAGTTCGTGGTCGCGCGGGACTGTGAACCCTGCAGCGCGCGCATGCCCGCCGCCGCCATACAGCTTGGCGACCTCGCTCACGTCCACGCCCTGGTCGGTCGAGCGCAGGCTGAAGACCCTGCCGCCGTCCTTGTCGTAGTAGCAGGCCGCGAACGGCTTGCCCTTCGCCATCAGATGGCCGGCGTCGCTGGCCAGGGTGTACGGCAGGCTCGCCACCGGCACCTCGTAGTGCCCGATCACCATCTGGCGCTTCGCCACCTTCACCAGCTCGGCCACGTCCTTGTGGTGCTTGCGCTCGATCGCCACGCCTTGGGCGCGCAGCGTCTCCGTCGGCGTCTCCATCAGCAGGTCCCACACGTCAAACTCGTAGGGGTAGCTGAAGACCGCCGCCTGGATCTCGCGCGTGCCCGGCAGCGCGAAGCGCCACAGGTCGCGGTCTTCCACATGGTCGATCAGCTCAGGGCGCGGGACACCGGGGTGGAAGAAGTCCCACGCGATGCCTGCCCCGCTGCGGTCCATGTCGAAGAACGCGCAGACGACGGCATCCCCAACACTGGAGTTTGCCGAGTAGTAATCCCAAGCACCGCGCGGATCAGGCAGGTTGTCGAGGCGAACAACATGCGCGACCGTCAGGCCGACCTGTCCGACTGTTCCCACCTTCACCTCACCCGACGCCAAGTCAGCTTCAGCGGTCTTGTGGTGGTCCAGAACAAGGAGCGAGCGCGCAGCGCGAGCCATCTCGAGAAGCTGTGTTCGGGGGTAGCTGAAGTCCACCAGGATGACCACTCTGTCGGTCACGTCAGGCGGCGGCGCCCCGTGCACACCCGGGTAGAACTCGGCGTCCATAGCCTGGCGCACAGCCCATGCCGCGGTGAAACCGTCGGCGCAGTTGGCGTGGTAGATGACCAGTGGTTTCATCGGGCTGTTGCTCCTTTGGATTTGCGGGTGCGGCGGCGGGACGCGCGTTGTGCGTTGCGGGCGATGGCTTCAAGCCGTTCCGCCTCCGCGATGTAGTGGTCGTGCCGGTCCTGCCTAACCGAGGCACTGAACTGGTATTGCTTCAGCGCTTCGTCCGCAGACTCGCGGTAGAGCCTTGCCAGCTTCTTCCCGGCCAGGCGCGGGTCGTGATCGAAGATGTCGAGCTGGTTGTTGTCCGAGCGCATCAGGCGGCCAGCTCCCGTGCCAGTTCCTCCAGACGCGCCAGAATCTTCGCGTTCGCGGCCGGCGAGGCCTCGACCTTCCCAGCCAACAGGGCCACCGGGTTGAACGCCGGCGCCGCCGCGGGCAGCTGCAGGTGGTCGCTCACTTGATCGTGCGCCAGCAGCCCTTTGCTCACCGCATCCGTGAGCGCCGCATTGCGACTGGTGAGGTCAAAGCCCAGCGACGGGCTGTAACTGGCCGGCAGGCGTGCAGCGCGCGCGTCCTTCAGCAGACGGGCATAGGTCTCAAGGAACGCGGGCCGGGCGGCGATCTTGTCGCCGGCCTGCACCAACGGCAGCGCGGTGTTCCATGCCTGCTGGGTGAGCGTGGTCCAGACCACAGTGTTGCGCTCGTCGGCTGCCTGGATGGCCACCGCCCATGCTTCGTTCGGGGCCGGGTGGCCGTCGTCGATGCGCTCCAACACTGCAGCGAGGGACAGGCGCCCCTTCAGCTCCCGGCGGCACCCGGCCAGCGCGCGCTCCAGCACCGCCATCGAGTAGCAGGAAAGGTCTTGCACCATGTAGGCCGCTGCGGTCGGGCGCAGCTGGTCACCAATCACCTCGGCTGTGGCCATCAGGCCCTTGACCAGGTCTTCCTGCTCGCGGTCAGACAGCATTGGTCGGCCTCCGGCTACGCAGCAGCTCGATCGCTTCATCGGCGGCGCTCAGGTTCGATTGGGTCTGGTCCTTGTGCTGGGCGCTGGTCGTCGTGACCTGCCGGCCAGTTGCCCACTGCGTCCGGTATGCCTCGGCCCCGGCCAGCAGCACGCCCAGGTCGTGCATCCGCTTCACGGCGTACTGCTCGTTGACGCTCAGGAACCAGCGGGCCACGTGCGGCGCCTCTTCCCGGCCCAGCCGCTTCACCAGGTCCCGTACGTTGGTGTTGACCTTGGCGTTGCGTACCGGGTCCACCCCGTGCCGCACACGGTAGGCCGTGCGGTAGGCAGCCCACGTCTGCTTGCAGGCTTCCTGCATCTGAGCTTCGAGCTCCGCCTTCGACAGCGGCGCGGCCAGCGCCGGAACTGGCGGTTCTTCTGACGGTTCAATGGGGGTTATATGACGGTTAGGCGGCACGGGGCGCACCTGCAGACCTGCGCCCCCTGCCTCACCCCCTGCACCGGGCGCATCCCCGGGTGCATCGGGCGCACCCCCTGCATCTGTTGCACCCCCTGCGCCCGGCGCATCCCCCAGTTTCTTGACCTTGCGCTTCGCCTTCGTGCCAGCCGCCGACGCGTCGAACTTGCTCGGCGTCACCGAATACACGTTACTGCTGTTGAAGCGCCGCTCACGGCTCAGCAGGCCAACCGCTTCGAGATGATCCATGGCGGTGCGAACTGCGCGCTCGGACATGCAGCAGCGCTTGGCGATGGTGCCTATAGCGGGCCAGCACACGCCGTCGTCGTTGGCCTGATCGGCCAGGGAGATGAGCACAGCCTTCTGCGTGACGCTCAGGCTCTGCAGCGGCCAACACTGGCTCATGATGATCGTGGACATCGTTCAGACCGCCAGGGTGTAGTTGTCGCCCTGGGCCACTGGCCACCAGGTGCAGACGGTGATGTTGCTGATGGGGCAAAGCGCCTTGGCGCCGCGGTGGGCGCGGTCTTCTTTCGCCAAGTCCGGAAGGCGGCGGGCGACCATGTATCGATCCATGCCGGTCGCGTGCGCCAGCTGCATGCTGGTCATGCCCGGATAGCGTTTCACTGCAGCCTCGGTTCGATCCTTCTGCGCGGCATGGCGCCCGCTCCGGGCAAGAAGGGCAGCGGCTTCATGGCTGCCGGTGGCATCGGTGGAACGGGCCAGATCGCTCATCGGGACGCCCTCCCCTTAGCTGCAGCGCGCGCCACGTTGCGCTCCAAACGGTGTGCCATAGTGCGCAGCGCGCGAGCTTCGCTCACCATCAGCGCGGCTTCGTCGCTGTCGATCTGGCGGTCACCGATCGCATCAACTGCGGTCCCGGTGAGTCGCCCGACCCGCGTGGTGATTTCCAGCAGCTTGAGTTGCACCGCGGCGATCTCGTCGGGCCAGCCGCCTTCCGGTGCCGGCGGGACCAGGTCAACCGCCATGCCGAACTGGCCGGCAAGCGCCTGCATCCATTCCAAGGCGTACTCGCTGCCGCCGGCCTTCTGCTGCATCCACTCGGTCAGCAGCTCGGCGATCTCAATCGTCACCGACTCCCCCTCGGTGCCGTTGAGCTTGGAACGCAACGTCTCCGGGTGCATGGACTTGCCACGGCGGTCTGTCAGCCATTTGGCAGCCTCGATCACACCGCCCGGCGTCTTGCGCACGGCGTTGTAGAGGCAGTCGAGCCAGTTAATCGAGGAAGTACGGCAAGTCATGGTTCACCTTGGGAAGACGGGTGTTTCAAGGTTTCGAGCTGGCCCGTCATGGCGCACGATCGGCGTCATGGACGAATTCAATTCAGGGACGATGGCCAGGGACGGCCAGTCAGGCGGCGTGGACTTCGACGATGCGATCGGCATCCGGGTCTTCCGGCGCGGAGATGTCCGGCTTGGCCTGGTCGTCCACGCCCAGCAGCTTCAGCACCTGCGGCAGCGCCGGGACGCCCTGCTCTTCCGGCCAGGCCTCGACCTGCTCCACCGGCAGCTGCAGAACCTTCGCAAGGTGCGCATCGGTCTTGAAACCGAACTTCGCCCGCAGCGCGCGCTTGCTCATTCGGGTATCCACGAGGGCGGCGACCGTCTGCCGAACAGACTTGATTGGCATGGCTTCGAAGGCCTCCGGACGCAGCAAGGCCAAGAACTGCCGGCGCGCCGACGGGATGCCGCTGGAGCGCCATTCGCTAACGGACGGCGGCTTGATCTGGCAGATGCGCGCAACTTCTGTAGTACCGCCGAGGCGGTCGATGATCTCGGAGTCGGTAGGCTTGTCCATGCAACGAAGATTAGGACTGGCTAATGACCAAGTCAATAGCCAGTCCTAATTCAACAATCGTTAGCCTTGCCTAATGAGCACACTCGCCGAAAGATTGACCACCGCGATCGCGAACGCCGGAATCACCAAGGCCGAACTGGCCCGACGTGTTGGGATCAGCCCGCCCAGCGTGAACGGATGGTTTACTGGGAAAGCAAAGTTCCTTCGTGGGGAAAACCTTCTCGCGGCGGCAAGAGCCTTGTCAGTGGACGAGGACTGGCTGGCCACAGGCAAAGGATCCTCCGTTCGGGGCTTCCACGTCGCCGAGCAGGCTGCTGAGTACCAGATCTCACCAGTCTTAGAGACTGAGACCCGCCCGGGCTATGTTCGCTTCGACGTTTTTGAAGGGGGCGCTGGGATGGGTGCAGGATTGGTGAACCAGGACTACCCCGAGGTGGTGCAGACGATCGAGGTGGCCGAGTGGGAGGTTCGCCGGAAGCTCGGATATCTGCCAAAGCCTGGCCGGATCCAGCTGATCACTGGCCGCGGCCCGTCGATGAAACCCAAGCTCGAAGATGGCGACATCATCTGGATCGACACGAGCTGCGACTACTTCGATGGAGATGACTACTACCTGATCAACATTGGTGGCGAGACCCAGATCAAGATGCTGCAGAAGCGCGGTGATGGCCTGTATGTGGTGAGCATCAATCCGGACTTCCCTACCTATCGATCTCACGAGGGAGAAGTAAGCATTCTGGGCAAGGCATTGATCCATGCGGGCCTGCGACGCTTCTGACCACTGCGTCGCCACTTTAATTGGCACATAAAAAACCCCGCCAAAGCGGGGTTTTTCGTTACCGGCCTTTGCCTTTAGTTTTGGCGGATTCAGCCTCAGGCGTGGGCGTAGCAGCCGAGGCAGCTACGTGTTCCGCAACCAGCTCCTTCACTGCGCCTTTCATGATGCCCGGACCAGCAAAGGTGAGCACCGCCCAACTTGCAAGGATCACGAGAACTGCAGTGCTCCCCATAGTCGCCACCATCTTGTTGGTAGTGGGCATGTGGGAGAGCCGTTCTTTGATACCTGCGAGATCAATTTCGACTGTGCGCAGGCGACCATCAATTTCATTCAACTTATCCATATCCATCTCCGGCGGTCGGCCACCTACCACAATGCTGGTGAGCTCAGTTGGCTGCCCACCAATTCCATGGGTGACTCTGACTTTCCGAATACCTCCTACGGTAACTCCTACTACAGCGTTCAGCGTGAACGACGAGTAAGAGTCAACCGATACCAACGTCCCTTGGTCTAGATCCATGGGATCAGACCGCTTCGATATGGGGAGCGGCCATGCTGATCAGATCCTGCCCCATCCTCAAGGCGATCTCTGGCGTCACTACCAGCGTCAGCAGGTCTTCGCGGAAGATTTGGACGTTGATGGGGTGAGCTTTGGTCATGTCCGCCGAGCTCGGATCGCCAGGCACGGAGTCGAACACTTCAGTGAGAGCTGGAATCGCGTCCCTGAAAAAGGTAAGTCGAAAGAACCCGTCGGCGAGAGGGCCAGTGGTGGCGACGCCATTAACGAATTCCGTCCGGTAGTCGCGGACACGCTCATGCCGTACCGCAATCGTCGGCACTACGGTTTCATTGCTCATAAAAGCTATCCCCTGTTACGCCCATCCTGGGCTGGGCGAATGATACGGCGGGGCTGGCTTCAGAGTCATTAGTAGAAATACGCACGCTGCATTCCAAGACCTACTTCGTTTAACGCTTAAGTGAACAAAAGTCGTCGTTGTTCATCAACAGCAGCCCGAAAATTAGCCACTCCTATTGACCTGATTGTTAGCTTCTCCTAATCTGAACCCGTTACCCCAGTAACAGCCCATCCGGGCCGGGGCACGGAGACTTCATGGCCACCCTCACCCTCAGCAGCTCGACCGGGCCTGTCCGGTTCGAAGCGCAGCCCATCTCCAACAAGGTCGCGATGCACGTAGGTGCCGCCGGCCGCGTCTACTTCACCGCCGATGAGGCCGACACCGTTGCCGTCGACCTGCAGCGCGCGGCTGCCCAGCTTCGCGAGGCCGTCAGCAGCGAGGCCGCCGCATGAGCGTCACGACCTCCGAGCAGTTCTACCGCGCCCAGTCCGTCCGCCGGCAGGCCATCGCATGCGGCTGGGATTCCCGCACCGCTGTCGGCCAGCTGGTCCGCGCCGGGTATTCGAAGGAAGTCCAGAACCGCATGGCAGCGCGCGCCCTCGCCGCCCGTCCTGCGCCGGGAGGCGACGCGGCATGAGTGCGATCGATTTCACCTTCGGCCTGATCGTCGGCTTTGCCGCCGGCGCGCTCGTGGCCACCGCCTGGCTGCAGCGACGCCACGATGAGCACTTCGCCGCCCTGATGGAGCAGATTCGATGCGCGGGCTGATCCGCCACTGGCGTGCCGGCGGCCTGCTGCTGCTCGGCGCCCTGCTCGCGACCATCGCCTTCGCCATGGCCTGGCACGGCATGCAGGACACCGGCGTCTACCTGCTCATGGGCGCCCTGCTCTGCGCCACCCAGGTGCCCCACGCGTGGAGGCGCGGCCGCGATGGCTGATCCCACAGTCGCCTCCACCGTGCGCGCCATGCGCCGCGCAGGCGCCGCCGGCGAACCAGTGCCGGCAGAGGTCGCCGCTGTCTGGGCAAGGGTCTTCATGGAGCAGCTGTACGGCTCGCAGAAGCCGGTCCGGTACGAGTGCCGGCGCCGCGGCAGCAGAGAGCCCTGGGAAGAGGCCGAGCCCGAGGACGTGGCCAACCCACGGCGCCGGAATCTGATCATCCGCGCGCTCTACCTGCACCCGCCGGTCGGAAAGCAGCAGCACCGCTGGCCGCCCGGAAGCAACGGTGACGGCAGGTGCCTGGACTGCGACGAAGCCGAATGGCTCGCAGGGCCGGACTGCCGGCCGCACGCCCCGCTCCGCGACCACCGCTCATCCATGCCCTTCCGCATCACCTGGCTGATCGAACCGCTCGAAAAGCTCCAGTACCTGACCAAGTTCCTCAGCCCGCTCGACCGCGCCAAGTGGCGCAACGAAACCACCTACCTCATCGACCGCATCAGAGACCACGAGAAGGGAAGCCAGCCATGACGACCGACAACAAGTCAGCATCCGTGCAGTACAGCTGGAGCGTGGACGAAGAGACATACCGGGATCAATGCCACAGCATCGAAGAGGCAGTTGCCGCCGCCCTGGACCACCATGGAGATCTGAAGATCGGGACCACGATCTCCATTGGCGAGATCATTCCAGTGGACGCCAGCCAGCTGGTCGACGCCGACAGCGTGATCGAGAACATGTCGTGCCAGGCATATGATCTTGCCGGCGAACCGTCCGAAGACTACCTCGCCGGCGTCACGAAGGAGCAGAAGGACGAGCTTGAGTCGTTGATTGCCGCGTGGGCCGACCGGGTTGAGAAGCCCGCCTTCTGGCAGATCGGGACCATCTACATGCACACCGTCTCGGCCGAGGATGTGCGTGAAAGCTGTGAGAGCGACCAGCGCGATGCAGCGCCGGGGGTGGGCAATGGCTGACACCAGCCAGTCCGCAGCGCTATCCCTAGCCGCGAGGCAACGCACCAATGTGGATTTCGGCAGCGGCAACGCCGAGCTGCAGCGCGTCACCCTTACTCAGGATTCGACCGGCCTTCTTCAAGGGAACCGGGTCCCCATCGACCGTGACGCTGTAATCGAAGAGCCCTGCTCCGACCTCCGTAACCAGCACGACGAAATTGTGCCCGGAAAGAGTTCCGCGAAGGGTACGGCGCGAGGTGGTATCTGTCATCGAGACGATTTGATGAATTGGCGGCAGCACTTTACGCGCTCGCCCCGCCGCGTGGAAGACAGCACGGTTGACCGGGCGAGCAGCCCGCCCACAACCCTGGCCACCGTCAAGCCGCCGCGTGACCTGCGCACGAAAATCCGCTCAGTCGCCGAAATTCCTGAGGTGTCGTGATGCACGAGCGTTCCTTCCGCTGCTTGCGCGACCGCGTAGACGTGATCTACCCGGTTGCGATGGGGGGTACAGCGTGAGCGCTAGATCAGCTGAGCCGACCGAAGTCCGTCTCAACCGCACCCACGAAGAGTCTAAAGCGCTCTGCATAAGCCTCGCTCATTCCCTTAAAGCTCCTAAGGTGATCCTCAAAAAGCTCGAAGTCGTCAGGACGCCCGCGGTAGGTGAAACGATAGTTCTGCCCAAGGAATTGCCTTGGGCTCTCAATCACCCGACCCAGCATCCTATACGCCATGTCTCTCGTCGCCGCGGATTGGCCGATGAGAGTTGCAAGGTCAGGACCAAGCCCATCTGGAAGGTCATGAATCCGGCTCAGCACCCTCTCCGACTCTGGGAGCACGGAGAACTTCGCATCCTCGAGCAGCTGCCTCAGCAGATCGCTGTCTTCGATGAGCACTGTCCCGCCTTCGATCTTGACTGCTTGTGCGATCGGTGCGCGCAGTGCGGAAAGCCGCATTGGAAGGGAGGCTATCTCATGAAGAAGGAGGCGCCCAAGGATCTCGGCATTCGCTCGCTGCTGAGCCAGAGCTTGCTCATGCTGCTGCTTTGCTATGGCTTTCGCATCATCAGCGATCTCGGTAGCTCGCCGAGAGGTGCGATTGGCCACCGACGCGACCCAGATCGTGCCGGCCGCAGCGCCGAGGCCCACGACCACGGCCGCCCAATCCGCCCAGTTGCCTACGTCCGCTGCAAGCGGACAGATCTCTATGCCCATAGCCCCTCCCTGTTGGAGCCGATTCTGACATGACTCAGCGACACATCAGCCACTCCGAGCCGCTGCCGGCCTGCGCCGCCAGTCACAGCGCGCGCCACATCCACGACCTGCGCGGCCTCGCCGCCGGCGGCGGCCACTTCGTCGAGTGCAGATGCCGGATGACCAGCAAGCACGCCGAGCCGGATGCGGCCCTCTCTGAGTGGCGCCGCATAAACCGCCCCGCCCGCAGCGCGCGAAAGGTGCTGTCCGCGATCGCGGTGCCGGCGGACAACGTTATCCAGATGCGCCTACCGATGCCGGGCGAAGGACGGGTGGCCAGTGGCTGACATGTTCCTATCGCGCGATGAGATCGTCACCCTGTGCCGCACGCCACAGCGCGCGCGCCAAGCTGCCTTTCTTCGCAAGAACGGGATCAAGCATTACCTGGACGCGCACGACTGGCCTGTCGTGCTGCGCTCCAGCGTTGAAGGAACGAGCGCGAGCGCCAAGCAGGCGCTGACATGGACCCCTAGCAAGGTTGCATAAATGGGAAGGAAGCCGAGCAAGCCGGGGGCCATCCCCCGGTTCCGGGCACGCCGACAGAAGTCCGGCGTGGTGCATTACTACTACGACCACGGCGGGAAGCCCCGAAAGGAGACGCCGCTGGGGAGCGACTACGGTGTGGCCATCAAGAAATGGGCCGAGTTCGAACATGCCAACACGATCCCGGCCGCCGCGGTCGTCACCTTCCGCCACGTGGCCCAGCGCTACCAGGCCGAGGTCGTGCCTACCAAGGCAGTGACAACCCAACGCCTCAACAACCGCTGCATCACTGCACTTCTGAGCTTCTTCGATGCGCCGCCGGCGCCCTTCGAGGCAATCCGGCCGATCAACATCCGGCAGTACCTGGACTGGCGCCCTTCCAAAGTGATCGCCAACCGGGAGGTCTCCCTGTTCTCGCACATGTGGAACTGGGCGCGCGGCAAAGGCGTCACCGACCTTCCCAATCCGTGCGAGGGCATCCGGCGGAATAAAGAGTCTGGCCGCGGCGTGTATGTGGAGGACGAGGTGTTCCAGGCGGTCTACCGCCACGCCGACGCCTCACTGCGCGACGCCATGGACCTTGCCTACCTCACCGGCCAGCGCGTCGGCGACGTCTGGTCCATGGATATGCGGCAGATCACCCCTCGCGGCCTGGCCATCACGCAGGCCAAGTCCACCAACAAGGTGATCATGGAGATAACGGGCGAGCTTGCGGCATTGCTTGAGCGGATCGCCAGGAGGAAAAGCGAAAGGCTCCCAGACGGCAGATCCAAGCCTTACAGCACGCGGTTGATCGTAGACGACAGCGGGCTGGCACTGGGCCGGGCGGCACTGCGCTACCGGTTTGACAAGGCGCGCGACGACGCCGGCATTGCAAAGGGGGAGTTTCAGTTCCGCGACCTGCGCGCGAAGGCAGGCACGGATAAGGCCGATTCGGCCAATGACATTCGCGAAGCGCAGGCCCAGCTGGGGCATTCATCGGTCACCACGACCGAGATCTACGTGCGAAAGAAAAGGGGCTCTAAAGCTACGCCTACTCGCTGAATTGCGGAGCGGCTGGGATATTGCGGAGCGGCCCAAATCCCCGCAAGCACTGGGGGATATGGAGCGGGTGAAGGGAATCGAACCCTCGTCAGTAGCTTGGGAAGCTACAGCTCTACCATTGAGCTACACCCGCAAGGCGCGGCGTAAGTCTATTCGGGCGGGGGCATGAAAGGCAACGGGCGGCAC